GTGCCGGTGATTGTAATCCTTCCTTCCGGACAATTCTCAGCCGCTTCGCGCTCTTTCTCGAACTGCAATTCACGGTCTGACTTTCCGCCGTTGCGCTGTCGCTCGAAATGCTCCTGTAGTAGTCGCCGCGCGAATTCAATCTGCTTCTCAGAGATTGAACCGAAGCGAATCAACTTGCGGGCTATGTCCACGAAGATCGGATGAACGTCATTTGCGACAGGGCTCAGCATCCACTCGCTTAACTCAGGAGCGTTCTCGTTGATGAACGTAGAGGCCGCTCCAAACGCCTTTTGACTTTCTCTTGTTGTCGCCGCCGCTTCGCGCAAGCGCTTGATGTCAAACTGTCTTCTGTCGGCGCATCCGAATCTCTCTTCTGCGCAGGTATCACCAACCGCAATCACTTCGCCCGAAGAGTGCCGATATACTGATACGTAGCGAATCCGTCACGGCGCAGTGGCTTTCCTTGGCTAGAAAAGCGCCAACTGTAAAGCGCGAGGTTTAGACTTAACAGGTTTCGGCTTATCCCAGTGCTTGCTACCGCAGAGCGGGCACGTTCTCGGCTCATACCGCTTGTCCCTTGGAATCCACTCGTGCCCGCATCGCTGACAGTTCCTTGGTTTCTTATATCGAGAGTTCAATCCTATTCTGATCATCGTCAAAACAAACGGAACGACGTTCGGCTCGATAGCTTGAGCCGCTTGCGCTGCGATGTGTTCTGGGCAGTCGCTGAGCATTAGCTTGCTTCTGATTCCAGTTCGGCGGGAATCGCATCCTCAGATTCAGAGTCGCCTTTCTCGATCAAGTCGAACAGTGTGGGCATAGCTTTCTCGCGCTCCGCCGCCGCGCAGTAGGATACGCTATCTAAGAAGTAGCTATGGCTCAACTCTATGCCGTAACCTTTTCTGTCGAACTTGATAGCTCTGTAAGGAACCGTACCGAGCCCTGAGAATGGATCAAGAACCGTCTCGCCGGGCATTGACAGTTGAGCGATTACTCGGTCAGCTAAATCTAGCTGCATAGGGCAGTTTTTTACAACGCAGCCCTCGGCGATAAAGCTTTCATCCTCTTCAACCCGCAGGTTCCAAGTCTCTATTTCACCAGATGGTTCTACCTTGCGAATTCTCTTCCACGCCCCGTCTTCTAAAAAGAACGGCTTCTTGCGCCGCTCGATATCCGGCATATCGCAAGAAAATATCCACTCCTGCTGACAATTAACTATTCGCCCGCAGATTCGTGATGACCTAGCTTTTCTACCGGGATACACCGAAGCGATAGCGCTATAGGCTCGTTGCATAAGAATAGCGATACCTAAAAGTAATGCTCGTGACACGCTTGTGGCCTGATAGCGCTTACGGCTCTCTACTAAATTGCCGTCTCCGGAAAAATAGCCGTCAAGCAAGCTCTTGGCTAGTATCGACGGTAATCCGTATGCTTCTGGCGGTAAGTGCTTACCGGCCGCTCCGTTCCCGCACTCATCGAGTATCGTTCGGAGTATTCGTCCGCTGTCCTTGAGAATGATCTGTGCACCCGTCCCAACGTCGGACCATTGATTGCCGCCAAATTTCCCCAACTGCTGGGACAGAGTATCGATCTCGTGATATCCGCACGAGATCACGGCGCTATCTCGCGAACTCCAGTGTCCATCCGCAAGCCATCTTCCTACCACCCACCAGTAATGAGAATCCGTCACTGACGGCTGCTGCGTGGGAGGTACTTTTAGATTTGCATAGTTCTTATGCGAGTGCTGAGCTTCTACCCATTCCGGGTTAGCACTCTCAGCCCGTGCTCTCTCGCGTGCATAGCCGGAACTACGACGCATCCATAACTCGTGGTCGGGTGTAAGAGTTAGGCCCGGTATGCCTTGCCCGCTCACTCTTACCGTCTTCTGTATGCCTGTTCCGCGACTTATCAGAACGGGGCGCCATCGACCTTGATGCGTCAGAACATTATCTCCTGCCACAATAGTCTCAATCGGCCTATAGCCCGCTTGCGTTAGGACTAACGACCCCTTTGCAAGGCAAAGGTGCATCTCTTTACCTTTGGCTGACTGCGCACCGTTCAGTGTAAGCATCCGCGTTATATCCGTCCACACGTCCGGGTGCCAAGACTGTGGTTGAAGGAGCATAAACGTGACCGGTAATTTACCTAACCGCTCCAACTCTTCACCTATCAGAACGTGATGTTCAAAGTTGTAAACTTCCTCAAGCGAGAACTGACGGAACATTCGAAATATCTGTCTATGTGATAACCCTTTCAACTCTTCCGGGTCGAGCAGCCTGTTACCAGCCGACCGCTCAAACCCGTGAGCGTCAATCTGCCAGCGAGAACGGGAGTATCCCGAGTTTTGTACGATCGCTCTCCGTTCATTGCGCCCGCTCCACACTTCTGGTCCGTCCCCGCCTTCGACCATCGGCTTGCTCTTCACTACCGGAGTATCACCGTAGCTGTTACTCGTATCAGTCGGAGGCTTACGGAAGAGTAGTAAGTATTCCGGCATACCTACGCCCATCTTTGTTCCATCCTTACACTGTTCCGTCCAGCCGAGTCTGTAGGTCTGATTGTTCTCACGTACTACATCGGTGACGATGGTTTTCATCCCCATATATGCAAAGCCGTGTTTCGTGTAGTGCTCAATGCACTTCGCGTGGAAGGGGTAAACGACCTGCTGACCTAGTCCGGTCATTCCGCTCGGCACTATCCTATCCTTGACGTGAATTGCGGCCATCCTACCGGGTATTAAAACCCGAAGTAGTTCAGGAGACAGGAAGTCCATTTGCTGAAAGAAGTGCTCGTTGTTATCGCAGTGCCCCAGGTCGGCGAAGTTGGGGCTGTACTCGTATTGGGAACTGAAGGGGATCGAGGTTAGGATCAGGTGAACGCTGTTCTCAGGCATCCGCCTTGTCTCAAGGATAGAATCCTCATTGACGAGTGTATAATTCTCGCCCTTGACCTCGATTCGCTGGACGCCGAATCCCCGCTTTAACTCTCGAGTCATCGCTTCGATTGATAGTCCGTACTCTTTGATAATGTCGCTCATCTTTTTCACCATCTCGTTATGCTGCGCCCACTTCCTTTCAAGTGTCTTTAGAACCGTGCGCTCGCTCTCCGCATAGATTAAATAAATCTCAACCGGATGACCTTGGAGAAACCTGTAGATACGATGCAGGGCTTGAATGAACTCTCGAAACTTGAATCCGATTCCGAGAAATATTGCCTTATGACAGTGATATTGAAAGTTACACCCTGTCCCGGCCACGCTTGGCTTGCCAGCTAGGTATTTGATCTTACCATCACTGAAATCTATCACGGCCTTTTCGCGTTCATCCAAAGGTTGGGTACCGTAGACGGTAGTGATTCCCGGTATAGCTTTTTCTATCGCGTGTCGTTCGATCTCAAGATCGTGCCAGATTAAGAAATGATCGTCGGGATTCGCCCGAAGAATAGCCTTCATTTCTTCAAGCCGCTCCGGTAGTGTGTCTCGCTTTTCCTTTGCGGCTTCAACTATACCGTGAGTCGAATCTCGATACAGCCTGCCTTGTCCGTGCTTATCGGGAAGCGCCTTAGTGTGATCAACGGTTACTTCGCGTTTGATAACCTTTAGTTCGGGAAGGTCATACCCTGTCGAGTCGAATCCTAAATCAGAAGGACTGCTAAGAAAGAGTGCCCACGTAGAACACCATAACCAAAACTCAATCTCCTTGTGCGGATGAATAGTGAGCTTATCGGCCTTCGTTGAATCTCTCTTGAAAAATCTCGTCTTGTTGCCAGAAACGTCTCCGACTCCTAAGAATGCCGCGTAAGCAAGAAGCTCGATATATTCATTCGGGGAAGGGGTAGCGGTTGCTACAAAGCGATACTTGATACCGCCGCTTCGCTCCCGGCTGTCTAATGTCTTTCTATCACCGGCGAATAGAGCCATGAACTCACGGAAGGTTTTCACGCCGCCAAACCCAGAGAGTATCGCGGCCTCATCTAAGGTCACTACGTCGAATAGGTTTGGATCAAGCTTACCGTCTCGCACGCTCTCGTAGTTCGTAATATAGATGCCGTGAAAGGATTTTCCGTCGAGAAGTATCTGACGCTCCCACGTCTCTAGTTCTACGGTTCTGCGGATAAAGTGCGGAGCCCATTCCCAACCTAGCTTTTCAACTGCGTCTCGCTTGAACTCCTGACGGACTCCTAGCGGGCAAATTATAAGCCCTCGCCCATGTCCTAGCTTCTTCAGTATCAAGCGAAGGATTTCGAGTTGCTGTAAAGTTTTCCCGAGTCCGAACCGTTCAAATAGCGCCCGCCGCCCGCCGTGTACGGCCCAGCGCACACCGGCTCTCTGATGCGGTTTAAGGATCGGATTGATCTCCGAATCTTCTACATCGAATCCGCAGCCTTCATCGAAGGATATCTTAGCCCGCAAGAACTCCTGATAGGCGTCAGGAGGCGGCTCTTTTATTTTCCGTTTCGGCATTAACTCGTCGCTTTCCTCTCTCCGAACTTCTCAGCGGCTTCTAGTGCGTCGTTGGTATGCTTCGCCAGCGGCCCATCATAGTTCGGCCCGTTCGCTCTAAGTACCGGCCTAAACTTTCCAACGATGTTATCAACGATCTGACTGCGAACATCCTCGCCTTCGCTGTACTTACGAAAGAGAACGGTAAGATGATCTTCGTGACCCGGTGTAGAATCGCGTTCGGCTACGACTATCGTTCCAACTTCGGGAGTTTCGGATTCTGGAGTCGCTTCGTCAAACGAGAAGCCGGACTGCGGTTGAGCTTTTGGCTTTCTAGGTTTCCCCACTTCTTCCTGATTCCTTTCAGTCACGTTGCCGTGACTTTCTATGCTCTCGGTTGTAGGTTTCTGCCCGTCTTTTCGTTGTACTCTTTCATATCCCAACGGATGAGAGCATTGACCGCCCAAGCTCGCTGAGTTCGTAGTCGAATTCATCCTGCACTTCGTGGAGTAGCTTCGTTGCGATAGGGTTCGCGATAACGAATTGATCCCACGGAAACGGCTTGGTGAAATCAACGCAATTAAATTCAGCGAGTCCTTAGTGCTAGCCAGTTTCTCCCAAAGTCGCTCCGCTGTCTGGGTGTATTTATCTGTCATATCAACCTCTCTGCGATTTGATCTAGTGCCGTTGTTTTTAGAACGTAAGTCACAGTCGGCCCTTTGCTTTTGAGATTCAATGAAACTTCATCCGGCCCGACCAGTGCTCTGTCTCTTCCGTTAGTGAGCCAGATTCCGATCGAGTCGCTATCTCTCGTTGTGTACCCGTGTAGAACTAAAAGCTCTATCACTTGGAGCACTGGCTCGGTGATTGAAGGATTGCTCATTTCTCTAGAAAAGTCTCCCGTGCTTTATCCGTCCTATGAAGAATGTGCGGCATAAATTGACGCACCGATGTAAAGAAGCTGCGCAGTCCGGCTTCGTGTTGTTCCAGATACGCCGCGCCTAGCTTCTCGTAGAATTGCTTAATGAACGCATCGTCTCCGTATCCGACTAGCGCGTCTAGCGCTCTGGCCTCAGCTTCGTTAACGGAGAAATCGACGTGCAGAGTGATATGCGGTCGCTCGGTAATCTTCGCCATTTCAGTCTGCCTTCTTTCTTAATCCAATCGCCGGTCTACTTGTTACAGTTCTCTTTCTGTACTCAACCGTTCTCACCGGCTGAACTTCCATTATGCGCCACTCGGCTAAAGGGAAGTCTTGCGAGAGACGATCTAAAAGAGTTTCATTGAATTCGTCGCTCATCGGTAAAGCGGTGAATGCCTTCTGGCTTGGGAGCTTGTACTCGATTTGGTAAAGCTTCTTCATTCGAGAATCCTTAAGTATTCGTTAGCCTCGTCGCCTTGCTCGTATAACTTAATCAGCAACCCGCGAGACTCGGCAATCTGAATCTCTGCCTTGACTCCACTTGACTCTCTCCAGCCGTCAAGCATTAGAACGAAAAGCGCATCGCATCGAGATAGGATCAACGTGTCAAAGTCTTTCCAGTATTCCCATCCAATAGGATACAGTCCTAGCAACGCGCCGGGGTGCCGGTGTGCAATAGGGGAGTAGACCATCAGCCCTTGATTCATTAGCGCCGCCTCGGATTGAAGCGCCGCCTCATATCGTTACTGTCTCAGTTCAATTGGCTTATCGTGCCCGTAAGGCGAAGCGAGATATATCAACTTGTCCTTCATTCCTAATCTCTCTTATGTCATTCAGGGCGAGCCAGGGGTACGGATAATCAAACTCGTAATCCATCTCAAATAAGGAATCAAAATCCATTACGATTTCAACCTTTTCGTTTTCGGATTCGGCTTTCTGTATCCAACCGGACGCCCTTGCTTTGGCCTGTTCGCTGGATTGGAAAGGTGCACGCATTGACTCCGTAGAAACTTTGGGCGAGCGTAGCGGCCCGATTCTCCTACGTTTACCAAGTGACCGCCCTTAACCAGATTGTCAATCTGCGCTCCTGTCAATCCGATAATCTCGGCTGCGGTTTTTCTATCAACGAATTCTGACGGCTTTCTTGCGCTCATAATTCCTTTTAGAAAGTCACGGCAACGTGACGAGACTTGATCCGATTCTCCCTTTCGTCAGTCACGGAGTATAGACTTCGGCGAGTAAGAATGTCAAGCGTTAGTGGTCTTTCGTTGCCTTCTCTCGACACTCTTCACGATAGCAGACGGGTCGCGCGGTGAATTGAAGATCGTTGGAATCTAATCTGCAATGCGTCATCACCGCGCATTCAAACCGCTTCTCACAAACTCTGCACTTGTGTTCGTGATCTCCGCTTATCATTTCACGCTCGCTTTCAACTTCCAAAGTTCATTCGGGATTCTTCCTTGCTGACCGGGATATAATCCAGAGTCTTGCTTGATGTGAATCGGAACTCCTGCGGCTTGAAGTTGGGCGGCGAGACGGATAAGCCACTCGACTTTCATTGCGCGGAAACCTACGCCTGAGTCCCCGCCGATAACGCTGTAGCTCAATTTCCTTTCGTTGGGAATACGGATAGGTCCAAGAAGCGGCTCGAAGCTGCACCAAATCTTCCAGCCTGCTTCTATTAGCGGAGCGACTTCTCGGTAGCGTTTATCAAAGCACTCTTGATTCTCTGCGGAAAACCCCAGGCTGACATTGCGTATAGGGAAGCCGAGAACGAATGCGTCTACGGCAAACATCCGCCAAGTGTCAACGGTTCGCCCGAATCGCATTTCGACAAGTCGCTCGGATAAATGTCGCTTCCCAAGGTCGGGAATACCGTACATCGTAGAGTGATATTGATGAACGTCTAGCGATTGAATATATCTCGTCATTTCGCGCGCCCTCTTGGTTAGCAGTAGATAGTGATGACGCGGAGTAAGCCCGGCGACGGCTAGAATCTTATCTCTCCATTCGTCTTTAACGAACTCGGCAAAGGTATCAGTCATTGAGTTTTGGAATATGATTCGCGGTTGTTTCCAGCGGAGCGGTTTTATTAAAGCTTGCTCATCAAGAAAGATGTCAACCTTATCGCGTGAGGCTCGACTGTAGGGAAGTCCTGTGCCTCGATTGAATCGCCGCGCTTCGTTCATTGCCTCCGCGTAACACCCTCCACGATCCTCTTCTGATCGTTCCCCGATACGAACTAGCTCTGAGTATTCAGGCGAAGCGCATCCGCCGCCACAACCGGGCGATACCCGCTCACAATGCCAGCCGCGTTCGCCTGTTTCTTTATTGACGGCAACTATAACTCCAAGTGTCTCACTAGCCCAAGAAATATTAGTCGGCATTTTCCTCCGCGCTCACCGCGCAACCGAGCCTTGCCTTAGCTTCCTGTTTCGTCACTGTTGATTTACTGTCCCTTCCAAATATCGGCCCTTGACCGTGACAGCGTCCGCATAGAACCGCATCGGCTTTTGGTAACTCGCAAAAGCTCGCTCGTGGCTTACCGGAACTTAGAGTAGTCGAATGCCCAAAGAATGTTTGATTGCAATTTGTATTTATGATAACTCGCGGGGTGTCGCGTCTTTCAAGATAGCTTCCTCTTGCATCGTACCAGTGAAATTCAACACTAGATATAACGTGAATCAAGAGTCCGTTCATATTCGAGAAGACGTATTTTGGAAACTTCTTTGCGTAAGTCTTCCCAAAGCTATGATCAGTAAAGTCCGGCCTGCCTTCAACGATTCGTGTCACGGCATTCTCCAACTGCAATCGGGCTTCTCGCAGACTAACTTTTCTTCCCTATGCGGATCGTGGTAGCGCATATAGTGGTCGTACAATTCGGGATTCTTGGACGGATTGATAATCTGATAGCAGTTGTCACATACCACGTCGCACTCTTCAATCGACGTGCCGGGGAAGTCTCGCTCAAGTTCGGCGTTCGCTTCTTCTTCCGTCCATTCGGATTCATAGACCCCACCGCACTCAGAGCATTTATAAGTTCGCTTTGTCATCCGGTCTATAACACCCCTCTCCAAAAGATCGTCTCAGCTTGATCGTAAGCCGCTCTACATTCAATGCAAATCCGATTGTAATCAAGCAAACCTCCGCAGACACAACGTGCCGTTCCGTAGTCACTAGGGACTATGATTTGATCCGTGATGTATTTGATCGAATCGCCGGTGCTCATTCTTCCTCCAAGCTTACATCGTCTAATCCTAACTCTCTCTCGATATCCCCTTGAGTCTTTCTGAGAATCGTTCGATGCCAGAAGTGCCAAAGTGACCACTTCCAGTCTCGGCACTTATTAATCAAGAATCGCTTGACTACGTATCGACAAACGTCCGCCTCGCTGTCTCCGCCTATTAGGTGCCTTATCACGAGTAGGGCATCGCCCGGCCCTATCGACCGCCGCAATCCATCCGGGTGCCGCTTGATAAAGTGTAGTCATTTTGTATCTTCCCTTGCGCCTACCGTGGCTACGTGCCGACTGTGGCGACTTGGTTGAGAAGGTTAATCCATATCCCACTTGCACGCGCATAGTTGTCATATTCAATAATCCAAACCGTCTTCACTTCTCCGCCTCTTCCGTCACTGCAACGTGACTTTCTCCATCTTCAACCATTCGCTTTCTACGCTCAACTAAAACCCTTCCTAGTAGTTCCTCATCAAGAGTCTCAGAAGGCTTTCCGGCGCTATCGTCTGAGTAGGGCGTGCCAGTGTTGAAGATTACTATCAATCTTCCTTCTGGAATCTTTTGAACTCCGAACGTCGCGCCTTTTCGGAATAGCTCAATCGTGGTTTCCAGCGCGATAGACTCGGACTCGATGACTCTTTGCGTTGCTTCGCTCATTTAACCTCAGCCTCCATCGCTGCTTCTTGGCAGTCCCGGTACATCTGTCCTAGCTCATCGTCGGTAAAGAAGCACCACGTTCTACTGATACGTCCATCCGTTTCAGTCTGCGCTTTCGGTTCGGGCTCTGGCGGTTCTGGTAGTTGCATTACCATCCTCGAAAAGTTGCATTGTTCATCGTGCGGAAGCAATCGTCACTTTCGTTAAGCCACGCTTGAAATCTTCTCCGCTCTTCAACGGTCATTCCCGCTTTCGCTCTGCGTACCGCTTCTCTGCTGTCGATTAAAGCCAAGGGTCCAAGGTCTGTAGAAACTTCGATCAGTCTCGCGTCGAATTCTCTGTTCGGTCTGTGCTTTTCGACTGACGCGGATTTGCGCATTGAATTATCCAAGCTGCTTTTGAATCCATACGCGCAGCGGCATCCCTGCGGGTTTCCGCCCGTGTCCGATCATTGTTAGAAACCATCCGTCTTTCTTATTGCCGCCAACTTGCAGCGCGGGCGTTTTGAACATACGGCGGCGTATTGACCGGACGCACGTTGCGATGTTCGGTCGAGGCTTCATTCGTTCTTTCATTTCGTTCGGCTCCTTTGTGTTTCATCTCTTCAATCCTAAGCTAATCAACTCTTCTCTTTTCTCCATCATTGTATCAATGAAAGCATTCACTGCCGATTCGAGTTTTGCAATGTATTGCTTATCACGTCTCGCACGAATGATAACAGGCGGCATATTTGGGCTGTATGAAATCCAGTCCCACCAGTCGGCCTCGCAAATCCAAATAGAGCTTTGCACTTGGACGAAATAATCAGAAGGAATATCTCCGCCGTTCATTAGGTAGCGAACGTGCACTCCCGGACTTGGAACCTTGATCTCTAATCCGCCGCCACCTTTAATCAGTCCGTCCGGGCTGCATCCTATTAGCTTGCGCTCATCTCGATAGATGAATCCCACTTGCTCTACGGTTTGGTCAAATTGGAATTCGTAAAAAGCTCTTGCTTCCGGCTCTAACTGCGTACCCCTCATCATCCATTCGCTCTTGAAGCTTTCATTCGGTTGGCCGGTTAAGAATTCGGCTAGCAGTTCGTATAGATACGCCTCCGTTTGCTTGCTAACCTGTCCGGTTGCCGTGAGAACCTTATGCAGATTAGACGCAGTTGGAATGGCTAATCGTGCTTGATGCCAAGTATCCGAGCCCTGCGGGCCGCAATCAGCGACGATCATTGCGACACCTCGTTTAGATAGGCGAATTCTCCGAACTGAATCTTCGCCGCCTCGTTGTAAGCAAGCGCGGCAAGTTCCGCTGTAGGAAAGCATCCTAAGCATTTTTTCTTTCCACCTATCCGAATGATAGCTACCCAAGGGCGCGATTTTAATTTAGGATCGTGCCGAATGCCTTTATATGGCTGCGTGGATAAGCTGGACTTCTTTCGATTGCATTTATTTTGCTGGCCGGTACAAAAACGTAAGTTAGCTTTCGTGTTATTCACCTTCTCGGATATCTTCCTATGATCAACTTGCTCTCCGGGCTGAGCGTTCATTATAAACCGATGCATCAGAACCATTTTCCCTCGAATCCACGCGGTCGCATATCCCTTGTCGGTATACGCCCAAGAATGATGCATCACTCGCTCGTAGTCCTCCGCGTCCACTAGCGCAATCATTCCTTTCGTCAGGGCGATCCGCTTTACCTTATCGTCCTTTGCGTTAATTTCATTCAAGTGCTCCTGCTTCCTTGCTCTATGAGATTCAAACCCATCCCTTCGTTTACACCCGCAGGAAAGGGTATTCCCGGTTCTTAAAGTACCCGTAGAAACTATTAGCGTATTGCCATCAACGCATTCGCAGAGCCATGTCGGATTGCCGAATCTATCATTCCCGACTCTCTCCTTCACGGTTAGCCGACCGAATTGCTCGCCAACTAAATTTGCCGCCTGTCTCTTGTTGCTCATTTCTTCTTCTCATCCGCTCGATTATTCACCAGCGTTGATAGATGCGTAACGTAAGACTTCGCTCTAAGTTCTTCCAAGCTTTCAAGCGTGACGCCCTTCTCGAAAAGCTCCTCAAGGTGAGCCTGCAACTCTTCCGGCTTCATCTTGTGAACCTTGACCAACTGAGAACGGAGTCCAAGGATTGCAGTTTGAGTTCCCTTCGTACACTTCCATCCGCTTCGCTTATTCTCTAGCCCCGTGACGGCCTTCTCGTATTGCCTGCGCGCGGCGTCTTCAAGCGTTTCAACTCCTAACCACTTAAGCAGGGCGGCGGTGTCTTTTTCTTTATCCTTTGCTACTTCCGCGAGCAGCTTCTCGAGATTAGCCATACGTCCGGCTACCTCTTCGGGCGATAATTCTTTTGCGCTCGCTCCATTTCCATCATCGTCATCGCCTGCGATAGCTATAGCAATATTGAATATCATCTGCAAGAGCTTCCGCATCCCGTAGGAAACAGCAGAGGTAACGGCGTGAGTCTTCGTCATCACGTCGCCGCCCTTTGCCCCCTTGCCGTCCGCTGGTAAATCAATGTGCTTTTGCTTTTCATAACCACCGGAGTGCGAAACGTCACAAATCACGCGGACGCAATCAGGGAACGGACTGTCGGCAGTGTCGAAGCTAAGAGTAAATCCGTGCTTGACGTAGATCGGTCGAACCATAGTGTCAAGCGCGTCATACTTCGCGTATACGCTCCCCGTTTGCTTGTTCGGAGTCTTTGCTATAACGTGTCGCATATCACCTTGAGCTAGAGTCATCGCTGAGTTGAAAGCTCGCTTCGCTTCTCGGTTGAGAATCTCTTCTTGCATTCGCATCAACTCACGGAGCTTGTCGATGTTGACCTCTGGATTCTTAGCAGCTTCGATCATCCAACTGAAATCAGTGACAGGCTTAGCGGGTAAGGGCTCTGCAAACTCAGACTCTACGGCTTCGACCGGCTTCGCTAACTGCGTATCCGCTGGCGGAACAAACTCCGTAGCTTGCTTAACAGGTCCCGCGAACTCCGCGTCTAAGACTTTCTCTTCCGACGCTTCCTGAATAAGGGGCTCAACGGTTGAATCGTCGGATGCTTTCTTCGTGGTGCTTTTTGACATTTTCTTTTCCTTGTTTCGTCACGGCAACGTGACTTTTCTTTGTGATTCCCCCTCCGTCTATCTCCGGGATAGGCAAGAGGTAGCCGAGCTTCCGAAAACGCCGTACAACGGCTCTAAGCGTCAGCAATCGACATTACAGTAGTCTATTGCTCCATCGCTTTCTTGCTCTCCTCAAGCATCTTCTGCGCTTCTGGACTGTTCACTACCGCGAGCCGAACGACTGGATGCGCGAAGGTCAGCGGGATCGTTGAAACCAAGTAGTAGTTCGGAATCGCATTGTCTACAACTTGATCGGCAACGTGCGTGACCTTGCTGACTACGTATCCCGCTCTGCGGTGTTCAAGGTTGCAAGCGGGATACCGTCAATGAATATCTCGCCGTCTACGATTTCAAGCCCTTTGATCGGAATATCTTTGACGAGCCGTTCTTTCAGAGATTGAATTCGCGTTAGAGTCTCATCCGCTTCTGTAGCCCAACTCTCAGCCGTCTTATGCTCCGTTTCAAGCTTAGCTATGGTCGCCTTGGTTCCTTCGGCGCGTTCGATCTCGACTCGCTGCGCTTCGAGAGTTCCGAGGTCGCGGTCGGCGGCTTCGATCTTGATCTCATACTCCGCCACTCGCGTAGACTCGTCTTCTATCCCAAGCTTTGACGCTTCGTCAATTATAGTGTCGCAAGTGAATGCGGCCTTATTAATCTCGCTACTAGCCTCTATGCGCAAGCGGTCGATTTCTATTTGCACCCTCTGCGTTCTTGCCCGAGATAAGAGTGAAGGATTGAGGTTCGATAGTAAGATTCTCGATACCTCTGACGTTTGAGATTTCAACACGAGTCAGTTTCATTAATTTATCCTGTCTGATCATTCCAAGCTATCTCACTGATGAGATTCACAAGCCGTTCGCCTAAGCTGAGAGTTGGCGGGGTAAGGTTGGGCGGGTCGAAGGTGTCAGTTTTCAGCTTTGCATTCTCTGCGTTCTTAGTATCGGCTCGGGCTTGTATCTCTGAAGTCTCGACTCGATGGCGTTCAAGCGCGACGCCGAGAGCGGCGTCTAGGCTATCCGCTTTGAAAATTAGCGACGATCCATATATAAATGCAACGCGGTATAGATTTGTATCTTCGTCGTAGTCTATCTTCGGAACGCTAACGTAAAAGAATGGCGACTTCCTTCCGCGTGGCTTGGTATGATTCCCCATCTCCCGCCCGAATCGCATTTGAATAGGAACGCACTTGGGGACGTTAAGAAATAAACTAGTGTCGCTGACTGACCATTCTTTCGGGAATCTCACGAATTGATGAAGCTGTAGCGGTAGAATCTCTTGAGCCAGTGAGAAGCAAACGGATTGATCATCGCCCCGCTCTTTAGCCGCTTTCTTCGCAGCCGCTTCCCTATCGCGGTCTACGGCTTGAAGCGCTTCGGTTCTTAGCGCGGCGGCTCTATAGAGAATTTCTTCAAGGGTGCGATTGTCTTCAGACGGGTTCATATCGTTCGGCCCTCCCTTTCGTCAGGACAGAACTATATAGAAAGCGTATAGGAATGTCAAGCGTTATGGAGTTAAGTTGAGGGACTGACCGGACAGGGTGCGCCGTCCGTAGAGAGCGATTAGAGCGGCATCGCATAGTCCATCGTGAGCTTTGATACTTCTCTCACTTGCGCGCCAATCGACTGTGGGCCAAAGGCGCTGACAGATAATAAAGGCTTTTCCTTTGCTGTTCACTTCGCTAGGGATGCCCTTGAACATAGCGGTTTGCCAACTGCGGGGATGGATTAATGAATAAGGAATCTGCAATCCGGCGAGTATACCGCGAATCAACCCGTGGCCTAAGCCGAGGGAGAACATACTAGAAACCCCTTGGCCCGGAAAAGGTTGCGACTGTTCTACGAAGACGTGGATCGGAGCGTAGGTTACAAAGATGCTTCTAATAGCGACTTCGTTGTAATGAGTCCTGATACCTTTTCCGCCCTTACCTCCGCTAACTTTTATAACAGGCATTACTATCTTGATCGGATTCGGGCTATCGCCAAGGAGTACGATTCCACCAGTCAGACCGCCGTCAACTCCGCAAAGTAATCCGCCTTGAACGGAAGGCTCAAGCGCCGACGTATTGATAAGTGATTCTTGTTGCACTTGATACTTGCTCTAGGGAACTAACGGGTGGGGCAGCCCCTTGCAGCGCCAACGGAGCAGCGTCAACTCGCCCTCGCGTCGTTCCCACCCGAAGCCTATGCCGCGTCCTTCTCGGAAGCTTTCGCTTTAGCACGTCTCTCGTCTGGCCTTCGATCTCTGCCGGTCATTTCTATGAACGTGCATAGGCCGCTCAGTCGAGAAGGGAGTCTATCGTCGCCAAGCTTTTCAGCCAGCGCCTCAAGCGAAAGATTTGACGTAACGATTAGCCCCTGCCTGTCTTGCATATCACGCCGGTCAACTATCTCGTAGATGATTTGCAGCGTGTACTCACTGACCTTCTCGACCCCAAGGTCATCCAAGACGAGAAGCGGGTATCCAACGATATGCCTAATTTCCCTTTCTTCTTCCACTGACGATCTTCCGCGAGTTCGTCTGAGAATATCGCAAGACTTCAAAACGATAGCACGTTTGTTTGCTTCGATAGCTCTCCGAGCGGCTAGGCACCCGAGGAATGTTTTTCCAACTCCGCATACCCCCGATAGGTACAAGTTGTCCCGCTTCGGGTCGAATCGCTTGATTGCTTCAAATGCCCGATGAACACCAGGGCTATCAACGAACTTATCCAGAGTGAAAGTCTTGTAAGGCTTCGCACCGCCAAGCCCTTCAATAAGCTTCCCTTTAAGTTCGTGCTGATGCTTCGCGCAGAGGTAGCAACGTCCGTGCTTGTCAAGTTGCTTAGGGCGATATTCGTCTGGACAGCCTACGCACTTCTGCCAGTCGTTAATCTTTGCCATATTCGCTATACTTGCCAGCAATGGGTTTTGC